CTTGCAAGACCTGCCGCCGTATCGATGCGAAACTCGACGCGAATACCCTCTGTGCCGCCGGCCGCGATAACGGCCACCAACACTTTGATAAGGTATGGCTTTCCGATAAATAAATTTCTCGCCGCATCGCTTCCGAAAGAATTTACGATATCGCTGACGGCATCGACCGTAACTACCTGGACGTTACTGAATCTTGTGATAATATCCATTTTTTTAATCCTCGAAATATAGTTCTAAATTCATGTTAATTTTTTCTAAACGAAAGACATTCTGCTACGACACTTTCGCCTCGGTATCGACAATGCCTTCCCATACGTGGAACGGAACGGTATCAAAGAACGGGCATTTTTCCAGCTTCGAAATGCTGAACGGGTCCTCACTCATGTGCCAGACGTTTCCTTTGTCCTTTACGCGCTTTAGAACCTGTGCGCGGGCCGTCTTATTGCCGTAAATTACGGCGTTGCTACGGTCCGGCAGGGCGTTTAGGGCGTCGATTATCACGTCCTCGTCGATACTGAAATCATCGACCCCATCGATGTTCGAAGTGGATATGTTGCATATTCTTTGTACGTACCTGGCGTCCTCGATGCAATGGCCGATCCGGCCGGAAATATGGTTCCTTACCGCCATGAATTTATTGCTGCCGCCGACGTCCGTTTCCCAGTCGTCCCGCAGTGCCTCTATTTTAAGACCTACGCCCTGAATCGGTGAGCCCGGCTGGTTTACAGTGTTTCGATTGACCGCAAATCCCTTCGGGAATATCCAGTGATACTTTTGCTCTCCGTGACCGATGACAAGTAGTGATGTTTTGTTGGCGGTTGCCGAGGCCGCTCCGCCCGCGTTGTCGTGGACGTAAGAAGAGCTGACTGAATTGTAGTCGGACCGTTTTGTAAGGCCCAGCGGGCTCTTGCCGTCCGACCGCGTGCCGTACAGCATTGCCGTCGATTCGGTCTTGAGCAGTCCGACTATAAACTGCATGAGCTTTCTGGCCCTCAGTGCCGCCGCTTTGCCCGCATCGCCGCCCGCCTGGTCGAACAGTAAGGCCCTGTCAGCAACGAACCTCGAATCGATCATGCAGGTCGGCTCTCTGAACTCCGCAGAAATCGGCGCTTCTGTGGCGACGCCCTCATTGTAGGCCCGCCAGAAACCTACCGGCTGGTAGTATTCCGTTACGCCATGGTGCCCCACACCATCGTTGCACTGCTCGAAATGAACATCGCCGAATATTTGAAGTTCTTTCGACAGCGTCTGTATAAGAGGCAGAAGTGAACCGTCCGGGGCCGTGTCCTTCGCCAGCTCGTAGGCGGTTACATAAGTGGATAAGCTGTAAGTTGTCATTTCTTAATCTCCAAAAAAGTTATTAAATTGTCTCTTTCGGAGAGTAAGCCGGCACCTGCCGGGGTCTCCTGACACTTAACGCAGCGCTCTGCGGGGGCCTCTTTAGCCCCTAAGCATCAGGGCCGCAAACTTACAGCCTGCGGGTAAACTGATTTGAAATTTAAGATTTATGAATTCTGATTTTCGATTATTCCTTATTCTAAATTCTTATTTCTCATCCTCCTGCAACCGCCTGTGCAAGCTCGGGTGATTCCGCGTTGGCCGCCGCGATGAAACTCTGGTCGGCCTGTTCCCGTGTCATTTGACCGCCTCCGCCTCCACCTCCGCCGCCGCTTCCGGCAAGGAACTGGCCGCCGCCGCTGAGGTCCTGTTGTATCCCGGCCACAAGCTCTATCTGGTCTATATTTACACCGTTCGTCCGCCATGCTTCGAAATTGGTCGGGTCATTATAAAGGTCGGACTCCTTTATAAGACTCTTGAGTCCCTTGACTACCGTTCCATCCGGCAATTTAATATCGTCCGATCCGCGGTTCATATAGAAATCGTGCGCGAGTCTCGCAATTACAGCCGCCTTATCGCCGGGATATTTCGCAAGGAAAGCGTCCTTCGCCTCTCCGAACGCCTTGTTCTCAGCCTCCGCTCTTTCTTTATGGTTCTTTATGTTCAAATCGATAAATGCGTTTCGCACCTCGTTTGCAACGTCCTTCGGCATGCCAACTTTGGCAAACAAATCCGAAAAGAATTTGTCCAAGCCCGCATCGTAAATCATACCTTCCGGCAGGGTCGGCTCGTTAAACCCGTAATCTTCCCCCCGCTCGACCGCTCCCAACTCTTTGAGAAGCAACTTGCGAAACTCGGCCATCTGTACGTCAGTGGCATCATCGCCGGGCTTCTGAATTATATTATCCATCTTGGTATCATAGGCGGTTTTTGTTTTTATTGCGTTCCTCAAAAAGGTCTGGATATTACCGGCCCTTTTGAACATCTCCGAATAGTCCTTGCCCTCGAACTCATTGCCGAGAATTTCCTTCAGGTCATCATAAAGAGCATTGGCAAAACTCCCATCATCGTTAAAATAAGCTGTAAAATCTTCTACATCTGCCATAATATTTATTACTCCTTAAATCCTTCGAGCTCTTCGTTATCGTTTCGTTCGAATCCCTCCAGCTCCGGTCTTTGCCCGGACTGCTCTATGGTCCCAGATGCAATAACTGCCTCGGCCTCTATCCGGCCAAGCTCATCGAAAGGCCCGCACATCGAGCGTATCCATTCGACAAAGTTAATGCGCGTCCTTATCTCGAATGCCCTCAATAACGGCTCTGTGGCCTCCGTATGGCCGGCCTCGGCCATTATTCGTATATGAGCGAGCAGCTTCCTGCCGTTATCATCGGCGAGAAAGCCCTTAAAATAGGCGCGTGCTATTTCGGCAGTCTCGCCTTCTTCGGGAACTGGATTTTTCCACCATTCGGACATTATTTTTTATTGCCTTTGCCCTTGCCTTGGTCCGCCGGCGTGTCCGGTGACTTTGCAGAATCCATAACCTCCCGTGTCACGTTTTTCGGCCCAGAAATAATGGACTCCATATTTTTGATTCTTGCATCGAGGTCTACGTTTCTCTTGCGAAGGTCCTGAACGAGCTGGTCCTGCTGACGCCGCTGGATCGACTTGTCCGATTCGAGAGAGGCTTTCTGCTCCGACTGGGCCATACCCGGCACCTGGATATTGAGATTCCAGCCCGGCGCCGCCTTCGGCCTTTCTGTAAGTGCGTCTATCTCGATGTTCCTGCCGGATTTTTCGCACAATTCTGCAACGAATGAAGTGGCCTCTTTGATATTCATGCCTTTTTGATAAATTATCCGGCCTTCTTTTATCACACCCGTATCGACGAGGAATAGCCTGTCGAGGTCCTTGATAAATACTCCATCTTTGCGAATGTACCGCCGAACCTCTCGCTCGGTCTGAACCTCCGGCTCCAATACTGCCTTCGGTATTTCCGGCTGTTTGAACTGTGGTATGTCCTGTAGTTTTGCCATCTTAAATAACCCTTAAAAAATTATCCCTTATATCCGTGAGCATAGGCCGCCCGGCCCTGCTTTTGCGACTTCTTTTTGGCGTTTTTGCCCCTGTATATCTTACCATGCTTGCCCCATCGCCAGCCGCCTTTTACTTTATGGACCGGCATAATTAACCTCCATCCCCGTTACTAGGAACCAAAATATTGCCCGATAGAGGGCCTTTCAAAATGTGCCTGCCACCGACAATACGGGAAGATGGTTTTCTTACAACTAACTTCGGGCCGATAACACCCTTGATAAATTTCAAAACGATCTCACCGTTATCCTCGGCAACCCCGTAAACCAGCTCGCTTATCTGCCCTGAGTTCGCCAGCGAGTTTATCATCACCATACCATCGTAAGGATTATTCGGTAAAGATATCATGCAGTTGCCCCCATAAGCATTTTCGCCGCGCTGTCCGGCTCGGCCCCTTTCAAAAGCATCGGGGCCAGCTTGCCCAATTTTTCAATGACTTCGAGCTGCTTGGCCTGCTCTTCATCGGCCCTCATCTGCGCCTCGATCTGCGCCATTTCCTCATCGGAATGGAAAAGATCCTGCTGCATTCCCTTGGTTATGCAAGCCCTTTCGATGAACTCGAAATGCTTTATCTTGGCGAGCGAAGAAGGCCACAATTTTGCAAATACCCCTAACAGTTCGAGCGCTTCGAGCACGCCTTTCGACTGCCTGATAGTCCTTCTAAGCTGTGCGAGGTTGCCCATATACTTGTTGATTATACTTCCACCCGATTCTAACAATATGTCCGGCGCATCTGGCATCCGCCCGGCGTTCTGCTCGTGCTCCCATATAATCGAAGATGCTGGCTCGAGCACGTGGTCCTGTATCGTATCGATGATCGGACCCAGATACGTTATCTTCTCCTGAACCAAATGACTGAACTGATAGGCGGTCATCTGCGGCAGGTCCTCGCTCGATGACAGCAGCTCGAAGAACTGAACGCTGAACACCCAGTCTATCGAATCGTGAATGTCATGCTGCTCGGCCTCGCTGATGGGCCAGTTCATCTTCTGAGTAACCTGCTCGAGTATATCATCCTTGTTCTCGACGTAAGTCCTGCTTGCCGGGTTCAGTTTGTTTCGAATCACCTGGTCGCGCAGGCTCATGCTAATCTTCCACTGACCATCGACCGACAGATGTGCCGCTTTCAATTTGAACTTTCCGAGCAGGTTCGTATAACACCCGGCCGTAATAGCATCCAAAGCCAGGCTGAGTGGATAATGCTCGCCGAGCGAGGCCCCGATGGTAAGGTTGATCGGTCTGTGATTGCTGCCCTGTTTCTTCAGCAGCCAGTCCTGCTTTGTCCCCTTGCCCGCCTCGTACATCACATAAAAACTTATGTACGGCCATTGAAGATGGTTCTGCGAGCCCTTTCTTTTATGCTCGTTTTCATATACACAGTGGAGTATCTTGTGCTCGGTGAACGGGTTGCGATTTTCCTCTCCCTTCGCATCCTTTTTTATATCGTCCGGAAGCTTGCCCTCGCCGAAGTCTTTTAGCATATCGTAAGCTGTATAGTCGATGAGAAAATAGTCCGCTATGACACGACCGAACCGGTCTATCCCTATCCAGTGGTTCTTCGGGTCCCGCGTAAGAAATACCATCCTGCCGTCCCGTTTATCCTCTTCGGCAGTCATGCAGCCGTATGTGCAGGCCGCATCTTTAAGTAAAAACGGGAATTCCTGATAGAAAGTCGCCTGGTTGAAACCGTAGCGCACCTGCTCTTCTGAATTTTGGAAAAATTTCTTTACCCTGTCGTCCTGCATAAACTTTTGTTTCTCGAATACAAAACTCAGCCACCAGGGATCGTCAACCTCTCTCGATACCATATTGCCCGTAGTGCCGAATGCGAACTTGGCAAGTGCCTGGGCCGGATAGCCGTCGAAAACCCCTATCCCGTACTGGTCTCCCCTATTCCTCTTCTGTGATACCTCGTACCTGCGCGGCAAAAACAGCTTCGTCGCCATATCGTACATAGGCTCGTAAGGCTCCCGCCTTGATTTCGCGTTGGCGAAGTCCTGCTTGCAGAATTTAGCTATCTGCTCATCGGTTTTTTGTGCCCAGTCAAGCAATTTACGATTTATCCTTTATGATTTTTGATATCTTCGTTATCTTCGAATATTATTTTTTGCCTTTACTCGAATACCTCATCTCCATGTTCCGGTACAAATAAAACAAAATCCTTTCTTTTAACAGACCATACTAATTCCTTCATGGCATTTTCAATACACACACTGCATGGCTTTATGGTCAATACTATGTCATTATCAACTCGGTCAAACTCAACCTCAAGTGGATTGCCACATATACAATGACACTTTATCTCAAGTTTACACATACCTAAACATTTCCAATTTATCCTTTATGATTTTCGATATCTTCGTTATCTTCGAATATTATTTTTGCTGTTGCCATATCTTTACCCCAAAGTTTTTGATAACTGAAACGGTCCTATCGTATCGACCGGCCGGACGAGCTCCGGGGGCCTGAGTACCGACTTTCTGCGGTTCATGGAGGCCATCCTCATCCTTTCCTCCAGATCACGCCTAGCCGCCTCCGACTCGGCTTTAATCTCTTTTCTCGGCTCGGTGGCTAAAGGTGATAGACTCGGTATTTTTGGCGTTCCAAAACTCATTATCAGGCCCTCATAAATTCATCACTTTCACCGTAATCCTCGTAGTTTGGTAGTGAAATAACAGGCTTCGCACTTCTCCCGAGCACCATGCCATCTATCTTGCCTTTAAGAATAGCTAAGCATCCGTGCCCGAACGCATCGGCCCCGTGCGATGCCCAGTCATGTAAAGGTTTTTCACGATAGACTGCAATCTCTTCGGTGGAGGCCGTCTCATTCTTTTCTTTTCGGTAATTCGACAGGGCCTTTACACCATCGGCGCACATATATTTATTGAATCTGCTCCTGTTCAAAATGCTCTTCATCGCCGTTATCCTGTCTATAACAAGATGAGGATCCACGGGTGTGAAGTTAATACCTACTCGTGCAGCCAGATCTATAACAGTCTCGCCTGATTTTTTCGCGTTTGAAGTAAGAATGTCAGGCCCGACAAAATGGTCTTTGCCGTAAATATAGCGCTTGGTATCGAGAAGCTTCGAATACTCGTGAAGGCCGAGCCCTCTATTATCATAATAATAATCGACCCAGTTAATCCATCCTTCCTCTTTAATCTGAAAGAACCATATCGCCGTGTGCATGTCCCCGAGGTCCCAGCAGCACCATGTAAGAGCCGTATCTTCGATAGGCAACTCGATTATGCGGTTCTGCTCGTGCGCTGAAACCATATAACGTGCAAGGTACGCACCTTCAACGGATGAATAAAACGCCTCATCCGGGGTCGATGGATGCTCTTTGTAAATCATGTCACCTAAAGTCTCCTTTTTCTTGGTGTACCAGGCCCTGTAACCGGCCCCTATTGAATGGCCGGTCTCGGTCTCGATCCGCTCGAAGTATTCGATAAGGAAATCCGGAATTTCCACCGGCTCGAAAAGCTGGTTCTCGGGCTTTTGATACCATGGGAAAAAGTGGAAGGCAAAGTCCATTCTCGTCAATTTGACCTTGTTCCTTTTTTTCTCCTGGCCGATAGTGCACATCTTCTGAAAATCGTCACCGACACCTTCGGCAGTGCACTCGAACACTGCATAGCCGCCTTCGTGAATCGTCTCGAGCGCACCTGCCTTGATCTCCTTCGCCCGAAGCGGTGCATGTTGGCATATCCACGAATATTCCGATACGTGAAGGTATTGCAGCGTGCCGGACCGCATTGAAGTTGAAACGTAAAAACTCGAATTGTTATTAAATACAAGCTCCATCGCATCGTCTTTAAGGCATATTATTCTCGAAGTGATGGTGTCCGGTAAATTACTATAGGCGTATTTTACCTTGTCTCGGAAAATCATCTTGGCCGCATCGAGCTTGTGAGCTATCAGACCGGCCCTGATGTTCGTGCCGAAAAGGCAGGCATCGAGCATGAACAGACAGATAAACGTTGTTATGCCATGCTGCCGGCTCTTTAGTATTATATTGAGCCACCAGAATGCCCGGTACAATGCGTATTGAACGGCGTTTAGCCGGAACTTGATTTTATTGCCGTGATCGTCCATTATCCAGTACAGATTGTTCAGTCTCCAGAACCTGCTCTTCAAATTTTCTTTTAACTGCTCTTCCGTCATCCGACATTTTCTTCGCTCGGCAACTGTTTTGTTGATGTTCCTATTTCCGTCAGCAATAATGCTAACGGATCATCTATCCCGTGTACCTGCTGCTCCTTAAAGTTCCATCGCTCAGTCTCCGGCCCCGAGTTTGTCAATACGTTCTTGACCGCCTGCTGATTGGCCGCCACCTCCTGCTCCTCCTCCCGGACCTTCACCATGACATCAATACTCAATTCCTGTATCCGCCTGGCACATTGCATCCTCATTTCATTTACGGTAAATTCCGGATCGATTATCAGGTCCAAAAAATCATCCGCGTATTTGATTATTTCTTTTTTTCTTAAACGCAAAGCCGGCATCACGGGCGGTGGCAGCTTCAATTTCGATTTCAAAGAGCGTATGTCGACCACCCTGAGCTCTTTTACAGTCTTTTTCAGCCTGTGCCTGCCGGCCTCTACGAACTGATTGGCCTTTATCCTTCCCGTGTCCCTTTTCTCCAGGGCGGCCTTTACCGCATCATCGAACTGCTTTTCGTAAAACCCTCCCACCTGGTTCCGCCAGTTCTCCAGCGTCTTTCTGCTTATCCCCGTGACCTTCGATATGCTCACCCACGAGCAGCCCTGGCATATCAGGATACAGACCTTCTCAATTACTTCAGCATTGCACTTTCCCTTTCGTTTATTCTTCATTCTGAGAAATATGATAGATATGAAAATCTGCTGGTTCTAACACAAAATTGCGTAATTAAGATAAAATCTTCTGTATAACAAAGGCCGTTACCGAATCGACGGCAGTTTCATAATCGTTCTCCCAACGGCATATCTGCTGCTGGGATATCTCTATACCCGTCGCCGCAGTTATAAGATCGGCTAGACTCCTCTGCGTAAGGCCTGCGTAAATACGCTGTTTTTTCAGTGCCTTTCCCGATATATAGCACATCTCGACCCTTCTTTTTACGAGCATTTCAGACATCTTAATTTCGCTTTCGGGTTTATTTTATGCGTAATTAAAAATGAATTAAAGCGTTTTTTCATAACACTTATAAACCTTACAATCAAAAGCACTTACGACCGTACAAACAATCTTCGTGTCCTTATTTTCCGTATTTGTGCCGGTCCGCAGGATCCTGCGTAATTAACAGCTTATCTTCTCATAACTCCTTATATATCGAGATACAGGGGATCTTCGCTCTGCTTACCATATCATTCATTGCCTTTATTTCGAATTCTCCGAAGATCGAAGGCCGCTCTGAAAAGAAATTTTCGCTTTTTCCTGCAATTTTTATCTTCCTGACCTCAAGACAGCACTTCTTGCACATGCGTTCGTTCCAGCCTGATTTGTAATGCTTGTTCCGCCACCAGAACTCCTCTGTAGCCGGCAAAACCCGCCGACAGCGAGCACAATAAAGCTCTTCTTCCTGATTTTCATCCTCGATCATCCTGATTTCTCCTTGGGAATCACAATTCCCCTGCTATTGAGCTCACCGTACATAATATGGAACCATACCGCTGAACGGTTCCGGGCGCTTCTTGCCTTGTTACTGCAGACAAATATGGCCTTGTTAAAGGCAATTTTCCTGATTTCATCGAGAAGTATGGGTGAAGCTTTTTTTTTAACGTTGCACCAGAAGCTCGCAAAACTGCCCCATTCCGATCTGATGCTGATATTGTTCATATCGACGGGCATTCCCAGGGCCTTTACAATCTCCCATCCGAACGCCTCGGCGTCAGGGTCCAGCCAGTGATCCTTAAAACGCCCTGCTATTATATCTCCAAGCATCTGCGGGCCACGATTAGCCGAGCGGGCCGGCCTCGGCACGAAATGCTGTGCCTTAGCCGACCCGTCTTCGGAATCTTTCGGGTTTTCGGGCTTCTCGGGTTCTTCTGCTTTCTGCTCTTCTGATTCTTCTTTCTGTGATGCTGTGCCAACCCGTTCTTTTCTCTCTCTCCTCTCTTTTCTCGAAACCCGTAAGGGTTTCGTCTCTTCTCTCTTCTCTTCTCTCTTCTCTTCT